GAAGTTCACTAACACAGACCCCGGTGGCTGCACAATTACTCTAGAGTTTAATGCTGACAACATGGACATGCAGGAGGTGTTGCAATACTTTACGTACTTCTTGAGGGGGTGTAGCTACACTATAGACTCAGACCAATACCTATCGGTTGAACTACATGACTAATGAGATTTATATTAAAGGAGAAACAAAATGACTAACATGACTAAACTAGAAGAACTAAGGGCAGCTTCTGGTGCTGCTGATGCTGCTGCTTATGATGCTGCTGCTCGGGCTGCTCGTGATGCTTCTTGGGCTGATGCTGATGCTTCTTGGGCTGCTGAACGTGCTGCTGCTCGTGATGCTTGGGGTGTTGCTCGTGATGCTGCTGATGCTGCTTACGAGGCGTATCAAGATGAACTGAAGAAGGAACAAACCAATGGCACTATGTTATAAAGATAAAACCTTCTGTGCGTCAGACTGCACTAACACAGACTGCAATAGGCACTTTGGGGAGGCTGAACGTGAAGGCTCACGCAAGTGGTGGTCACATGACCCCGACAATACACCTGTTGCTATGAGTGACTTCTCAGGTAGATGTGATGGATATATGAAGGGAGAAACAGAATGAGTGACTACAAGCTAACACGAGACGCAGAGGGTAACTTGACCACGCAGTACAGTCAGATGTTGTCTGACAAAAAGCATTACCCCGTCGTAGAAAAGGTGACTGAACATGAGGATGGCTCAGGTAGATGTGATGGTTACATTAAAGGGGAAACTAAAAGATGCTGAGTGAAATCTACAAAGAGCTTGAAGGTAGCGACACGATGTATGGCTTTGCAGATGCTGTCGTTAAGGTACGTCTCAAGGGTACACGGGACATGTATCTTGAAGAGATTGCACGTCTGGATAACATGCAGAAGCTGTCAGAACCACAAATGCAAGACTATGAGGAGCTATCAGGTAATGTAATAGCAATCACCCGTGTGATAAACTTCTATGAATTTGAGGAGAACTATGATGAGTAAACAACATCACTGTAATGGAATCAGATGACAGACAACCCACATCAAGCATGTCCCTTTGAGGACTGCGGTTCATCCGATGCCTTCAACTGGAATGATGATGGCTTTGGTTTCTGTCATAGCTGCGGCGAGTCCTACCCCGCAAAGAAAAGCGTAGTGACATTTGATTGGGCAGCTCATGCCTACCCAGTAAAAGAAAGGGTAAACATAATGAATGTACCTGTCTCTGGCAGCACCTTCAATAACATACGTGGGCTTAAGCCTGATGTGTGTCAGGTGTATGGCATTCAAGTACAGACAAGTGATGACGGTACACCTGTACGCTATGCCTACAAGTACCCACACACAGTCAAGTACCGTGACTACAATGACAAGTCTAAGTCTTGGGTTAAGGATAGGGGTGTGGGCATGGCTCACTTGTTTGGCCCTGACTTCAACTCAGGGTCATCCACACGTATCTACCTTACTGAGGGTGAGTTTGATGCTGCATCTCTGTATCAAATCCTTGGGGAGAAGTGGCCTGTCAAGTCATTGCCCAGCGCATCTATTGGTGAGAAGTTTATCAAGGCCAATCATGCCTACCTCAACTCATTCAAAGAGGTGGTGTATGCAGGTGAGCTGGATGATGCAGGTAGACGTGCTGCTGACAAACTATACGAGGCACTAGCAGACAAGTTCTGGTATGTCCCTATGTCTAAGCACAAGGATGCCAATGACTTCTTGACCAGTGGTGATAGTGATGATCTTAAGTGGGCTGCACTCAAACCACAACGGTACTCGCCTGACAATTTCTTCTGCTCTGATGAAGAGGTAGAGGCAGCTATACGCAATGAGAATCCGTATGAGTATGTACCGACAGGTCACACAGGTCTTGATGACAAGACTAGAGGCTTGGTCAAGGGTGGCATCACGTTCATCAAGGCGCCACGTGGTACTGGTAAGACTGAGGTGATCCGTTACTTTGAGACAGGTCTGCTCAAGACACCTGATGTACGCATTGCCTTACTGCACATGGAAGAGATGAAGTCTACTACCTACCGTGCTATGGCTACGTATGAGCTGGGTTGCAATGTCCGTACTAAGGATGATGCTGTTGAGAATAATATCTCTGAGGACAAGGTGATAGAGGCAGCTAAGGAAGCAACCAAGGGTGAACGTACCATTGTGTTTGAGATGAGGTCACATGATGATCCCCTCAAGCTACTTGAGTACATACGTCTAGCTGCTAGTGTGTATGGTGCTGGCTACATCTTCATTGACCACGTGCAGCGTCTAGCTTATCTGTCTAGCTCAGGTGTTGATGGTGCTACTAGCACACTGACCACACTAGGCTCACGTGCAGCACAGCTTGCCAAAGAGTTAAACATTGGTGTGATCTTTATCTCTCAGGTCAATGATGATGGACGTACCAAGTATGCTGCATCTCTTGAGGAAGAAGCAATCATCTGTATTAAGATTGAACGTGACACTGAAACTGAAGATGAGATTCTGCAGAATACTACCAACTTTATCATTGACAAGAACAGACCATTTGCTAAGTTGGGTAATGCAGGGTCAGTCTACTACGATCCAGACACCACACTATTAAGTGAAGAAACTTTTGCTGAAAGGAGTGATATGGCAGCATGATTGTATTTGATATTGAGACTGACGGTCTTAACCCATCAAAGATACATTGTCTTTCTTACACTAGGGATGGCAAGGAGTACAGCACACTCACCAACTACGAAGACATGAAGCAGTTACTATTGAATGAGAAAGGTTTGATAGGACACAACATCATGCGCTATGATATACCAGTGCTTGAACGTATCCTTGATATCAAGATCAGGTCACGTCTGTATGACACCTTACCTATGTCATGGGTTATGAACTACGACAGGGGTAAGCATGGGCTTGATGGTTTTGGTGAGGACTTTGGGATACCCAAGCCTGTTGTTACTGATTGGTCTGAGCAACCTGTGGAAGTCTACATACATCGTTGTGAAGAAGATATTAAGATCAACTGGAAACTCTGGCAGAATCTGCTCAAGCGGTTCATGTTTGTGTACAAGGACAAGAAGAACCTTGACAAGTTCTTTGGTTATCTTTCGTTCAAGATGAACTGTGCATATGCTGCAGAGCATGTCGGTTGGAAGCTTGATGTAGAGCTTGCTGAGTCCAGCATTGTCCAGCTCAAGGATCAACAAGACCACAAGGTCAAGGAGCTACGTGAGGTCATGCCTATGCGTAAGGTTATGTCTGTCAAGACTAAGCCCAAGGTATGCATCAAGAAAGATGGCTCTGTGTCTGCTCATGGTCAACGTTGGTACAACCTTCTATCACAACATGGACTACCTCAAAGCTATGAGGGTGATGTGACTGTAGTAAGGGGCGTTGAGGATTCCAACCCTAACTCACCTGATCAGGTCAAGGAGTGGCTCTTTGGGCTAGGCTGGGAGCCTTGCACCTACAAGTTTGACAAGAACAAAGAGACAGGAGAAGAGAAGAAGATACCACAAATACGTAAGAATGGTGAGCTTACTAAGTCTGTTCAGATTCTTATTGAAGACAACCCAGCGGTAGGTGTACTAGATGGTCTCACTGTTATACAGCACAGGCTTGGCATCTTGCATGGCTTTATCCAATGTCAGGTTGATGGCTATGTAAAGGCTGGGGTCAAGGGTCTCACGAATACCTTACGCTTCAAGCATGTCAAACCTCTGGTCAATCTGCCCGGTGTTGACAAGCCTTGGGGTAAAGAGATACGTGGTTGCTTGACTGCACCAGAGGGTTACACTTTGTGTGGTGCTGACATGACGTCCCTTGAAGATACTACCAAGCGTCACTACATGAAACCCTATGACCCTGACTACGTAGAGGAAATGTCTAAGGAAGGGTTTGATCCACACCTTGACCTTGCTAAACATGCTGGTGCTGTTACTCAGGATCAGATAGACAAGCACAACTCAGGTGAGTCAAGCCTTAAGTCTCTACGTAAGAACTACAAGGTGGTGAACTACTCAGCTACCTATGGGGTAGGCGCAGCTAAACTATCACGTGAGACAGGCATGTCTGTGAGTGAAGCATCAGCTCTACTTGATGCCTACTGGGAACGTAACTGGGCTGTTAAACAGTTTGCCGAAGATCAGAAGATCAGAAAGATTGACGGTGAGATGTGGGTACAGAATCCAGTGAGTAAGTTCTGGCACAACTTGCGTTACGAAAAGGATGCCTTCTCTACTATCAATCAAAGTACGGGGGCTTACTGTTTTGACAAGTGGGTTGCACTATACCGTACCAAGAGGGGTAACATCATTGGTCAGTTCCATGATGAGAGTATCAATCTTGTTAAGAAAGGCGATGAGTCAGAGCATACAAATACTTTGCTTTGGGCCATTGAAAAACTTAACGAACAACTTAAATTAAATGTTGACTTAGGCATTGACGTGCAGTATGGTCAACGGTATAGTGAAATTCACTAATCAATGGAGGGCCAAATGGCTACACGTAAACTTAAACTAACTGGTATTGCTGAGTGGGCAAAGGTGTTCACAGAGAACCGTGACATGCTGGGCTTTGAAGAAGCCTATGTAAGTTGTGATGGTGCTTGCACTATTGACTTGATCATGGACGAGCAGAACATGGCACTGCTAAAGGCTTCCAAGTCTATGAAGCGAGGCAAGCCTGATCCTGCTGGCCGTGGCACAATGGTACGCTTAGTGCGTAAGTATGATACAGGGTATGACTGGGCAAGTGGACCGCCTGTAGTGGTCAAGGCTGATGGTAAAGAGTGGGACTTTGACACTGATGGTACCATTGGTAATGGGTCAACAGTAGAGGTCATTGTATCAGTGTATGATACTAAGATGAAGAGTATTGTAGGTACACGCTTGGACAAGGTTACAGTCATCAAGCATCTTGAATACGTATCACCTGACGATGATGTTCAAGAGGTAGCACCACGTCCCACGGAGTCAGCACCACTAGAAGACTCAGAGGTAATGTTCTAATGATTCTTATTGATGGGGATATCATTGCTTATCGTGCAGGGTTTTCCTCAAATGATCTTGAGGCAACTGATGCTGAGGCAAAGGTAGACGAGCTGATAGACACTGTCATTGAGGACACTGAGTTTATCTCTACTGATTACCAAGTGTATCTTACAGGTAAGGGCAACTTCAGGTTTGACATTGCCCAAACCCTACCCTACAAAGGTAATCGTAAGGACGCTGCAAAGCCTATACATCTGCAGCACATACGAGATTACATGATGACTAAGTATGAAGCTACTGTCAGCGAAGGCGAAGAAGCTGATGATCTAATTGCTATTGCAGCAACAAAGATAGGGATGAAGGCAGTAGTTGCATCCATAGACAAGGACATGTTACAGATACCTTGCTTTCACTACAACCTAACTAGGCGAGAGCTTAGTGCTGTTGGTGAGTTCAGTGGCACAAAGTTCTTCTATACTCAGATACTTACAGGTGACAAGGCTGACAACATCAAGGGGCTGCATAGGTGTGGCCCTGTAAAAGCAGGTAAGATTCTTGCTGAGTGTGACACAGAGATGAAGCTGTGGGATGCTTGCCTTGAGGCTTACGAGGGTGACACAGAACGTGTCATTGAGAATGCTAGGCTACTGTGGCTACGTAGGGAAGTAGATCAGCTATGGGAGCCACCAGTTGAGCAGAACAAGGACAGCTAAGGCTAAGGGTAGGACAGGCCAACAAGAGGTACGGGATAAGTTGCTTGAGACTTTCCCTGAGTTTGAGCCTGATGATATCAAGAGTACTACTATGGGCGACACAGGGGAAGACATACAGTTATCTCCAGCCGCCCGTAAGAAGATGCCTATAAGCATTGAGGTTAAGCGTAGAAAGGGTGAGCTTAAAACTGTCTACGGTTACATTGAGCAAGCCTCCAAGCATGGCAAAGGAGAGCCTGTAGTTTTCTTTCGTTCAGATAGAAAGCCTTGGGTTGTCATGGTAGGCATGGATCACTATGCTGAACTCCTTAGAAACTGGAAGAAAGAATAGTTATGTCAATAAAAATATGGGACATACTGTATGGCCCTGTATCTAGGGAAGACAGTGAGGATGCTGAAGACTATCCTGATGAGTGTGATCACATGTTAGTGTGTAAGGTAGAGATTGATGGTGAGATGGTAGTTGCTGACTATTGGTTTGAAAACTTTGAAGATGCTAACGAGTGGGTCAAACACTTTAGTAAAAGCATTGAACCGCTTGAAATAAATTATGGGGGTGAGTATGATACATAGCTTGACTTCTGTAATTTGTTTGGTATAACTAGGGGTTTCCGAAGATGGAATATGAAGTTATATTAAATGTAAAAGTAGACCCAACCTGCAACTACTTAGAGGTTGATGACAATGAAAGCTCTAGGGTAGTCTTAGAGTTAATACAAGATATGCTCTATGAAATAGACGATCTTAGTATAGACAAGATAGAAGTCACACGACTTGACTGAGGTAGTATATGATAACTAAAGAAGACATGAAAGCCTTTCAAGACTACAGTGATTGGGTAGAGGATAAGATTGTGACCAGTCCTAAAGACAGGCTCATGGAGAACGCACTGGGTCTTATGGGTGAAGCTGGTGAGGTTGCTGAGAAGATTAAGAAACGCATCCGTGATGACACTAAGGTAGAGCCTGAAGAGATTGTCAAGGAACTTGGTGATGTTATCTTCTATGCTACAGCACTGTCAAACTTCTACGGTGCAAGCCTTGGCGTTACCATTGCTGAGAACATGATGAAGCTTGATGGACGTCAGGCTAGAGGTACAATCAAGGGTAGTGGAGATGAAAGATAGAGACGTAAGTAGACGTGCTGCTGAGTTGATGAGACCTATTGAACAGCAGATACTAATGTGTGATAACAGAGAAGAAACTTTGTTGTTTGCTTGCGCTATGCTTGAGAGGGCTAAGACTATTATTGAGGCCCATCTTGGTGAAAGAGGACGCATGGAATTATTTGTAATGGGAAACGAGCTATGAAAAACAACTACCTACCAACAGACTATCAAACCTTTATTGCAACCAGCCGCTATGCACGGTGGCTAGAGGATGAAGGGCGCCGAGAGACATGGGGAGAAACAGTAGAACGTTATCTGGAAAACGTTGCTAAGAAGTGGCTAAAGCCTGTTGATCTTGGTGAAATGCGGGATGCCATACTAAGCCTTGAGGTTATGCCTAGTATGAGATCCCTTATGACAGCAGGTAAAGCGGCAGACAGGGACAACACCTGTATGTACAACTGTAGCTACCTACCCGTAGATGATCCTAAGTCTTTTGATGAGGCTATGTTCATCTTGCTCTGTGGTACGGGGGTTGGTTTCAGTGTTGAGCGTCAGTTCATTACTAAACTCCCTGATGTTCCTACTCTTTTCCAAAGCGACACGACTGTCGTCATTAAGGACAGCAAGGAAGGTTGGGCTAAAGGTCTCAGACAAGTGTTGGCACTCCTATGGGCTGGTGAAATCCCTAAGTGGGATGTGTCTAAAGTACGACCTGCAGGTGCTAGACTAAAGACATTCGGTGGTAGAGCATCTGGTCCTGCTCCGTTGATTGACCTGTTTAATTTTTCTGTTACTACCTTCCGACAAGCACAAGGACGTAAGTTGTCTAGTATAGAGTGCCATGATCTGATGTGCAAGATAGGTGAGGTAGTTGTAGTAGGTGGTGTACGCCGTAGTGCTATGATATCATTGAGTAATTTATCTGATGACCGTATGCGTCATGCTAAGTCAGGCAACTGGTGGGAGACAGCAGGACATAGAGCCTTGGCTAATAACTCCGTGGCTTACACAGACAAGCCTGATAGTATGTCATTCATGCGTGAGTGGACAGCCCTTATGGAGAGTGGGAGTGGTGAACGTGGAGTCTTCAACAGAGAAGCATCAATTAAACAAGCTGCAAAGAACGGCCGTAGAGAGTCTTGCTATGAGTTCGGAACAAACCCCTGTTCGGAAATCATTCTTAGGCCGAATCAATTCTGCAATCTTACAGAGGTTGTTGTCCGTGCTAACGACAGTATGGAAGACCTTGCAAGAAAGGTCGGCATTGCAACTGTACTTGGAACAATACAATCCACGTACACCCATTTTCCATATCTGCGTAAAGTGTGGAACACGAATACAGCGGCAGAAAGATTGCTCGGTGTGTCACTCACGGGGATAATGGATAACCCATTGCTGACCTTATCTAATGAGGGCTTGGCTAGGACATTGGAGTACCTTAAAAATGTGGCTGTTTCTACTAATGCTGAGTGGGCTGACCGTCTTGGTATCCCTCATAGCACTGCTATTACTTGCGTTAAGCCCAGTGGAACAGTTTCCCAACTGGTTGATTCGGCTTCTGGAATACATGCTCGTCATAGTCCCTATTATATCCGTACTGTGCGTGGAGATAATAAAGATCCACTAACACAATTCATGGTTAGTCAAGGTATCCCTAATGAGCCTGACGTTATGAAGCCTGACGCTACCACAGTGTTTAGTTTCCCTATGCAGTCACCACTAGGTGCAGTACATACGGCTGACATGACAGCACTAGAACAGCTAGAGATGTGGCTGATGTATCAACGTCATTGGTGTGAGCATAAGCCTAGTGTAACAATCAATGTCAAGTCTGATGAATGGTTTGAGGTAGGAGCATTTGTGTACAAACACTTTGATGAGATGTCAGGTGTATCATTTCTACCTTTTAATGAACACACATATCAACAAGCACCGTACCAAGAGTGTACCAAGGAGGACTATTACAATATGATAGACGCTTCACCGTTAAAGATTGAGTGGGATAAGCTGGCTGAGTATGAGCAGGAGGATAATACTTCTGGTATGCAGACGATGGCTTGCACTGGTGATGTATGTGAGATGGTAGACATTACTTGAAGTATGCACCTTAGCATGTGGGTAAACTGCTATACAAAAGGAGAAATATTATGGTATGGATATACGTAGTAATACTAAGCCTTATTACAGAAGATGAACAAAGGTTTCATGTTAAGACACTTAACCTTGTTTTTAAAACAGAAAGCTCTTGCCAAACATGGCGAGAACATGATATGCTACGGCTATACGAAACAAGACCTGACGAAAACTCTAGGGCAGTAAGTCAATGTGTGGCTATGCCTTTCAAACTGCAAGGGACTAAATCTTAATGGCTGTAAGAAAACCTTTTAACAGAGCTTTGTATGAAGCATACGATGCTGCTGCAAAAGATAAACTTGTAACTCTTCTTGAAAGTAATGGACATACTATTGTAAACACAGAAGAAAATTATTATGTGGACGTAGTGTCACAGAAAGAAGACTACACGTACTTCAATGAGGCAGAGGTAAAGGTTGCTTGGGATGGTGACTGGCCCTCACACTGGGCAGAGATTAGGATTCCAGAACGAAAGCAAAGGCTGCTTGATAAGTATGAGGGTGTTAACGGCGTGTTGAACTTTTATATTTTTCGTAAAGACATGAAGCAGTGCTGGCGCATTAAGGATACTTGCTTGACTAAAGAGAGTCTTAAAGAAGCTAAGGGTAGGTACATTCAGAAAGGTGAACAGTTCTTTCATATCCCTTACACTGATGCAGAATTAATTAACTTGCAAGGAGAAACTTAATGGCTAAATGGAAAGAAACAGTAGACCTAGTGAATCATCCACCCCATTATAACGCAGCAGGTATTGAGTGCATTGATGCTATGCAAGCTATGGCTGAGGATGCACCTGTTAGTGCGCATGAAGCATACTGTTGGCAAAACTCTTTCAAGTATCTTTGGCGATGGCCTTATAAGAATGGCTTGGAAGACTTGAAGAAAGCACGTTGGTACTTGGACCGACTAATCAGTGAGGTAGAAAAAGAATGAAGCCGTATGATCAGGGTAGAGAATCTTTCATTAGGGGCAAGTTAGTCAATCCCTACAAGATAGACACACGGCCTAACAAAGATTGGGAGTTCGGATTTAACACCGAGTATTTCAAGAACCTAGAAAAAGTGAAACAGTATGAGCAACTTAGAGCAGGAAGCCAAGAAGTACACACGCAAGAAGCGTAACCCAGACATGATAAAACCCCTCACTGCCCGAAGGTACCTAGCAGGACAAGCTCTTGCTGGAATACTTTCAAGTAGTAGAGGGGCTTTAAATATGTCTGAGGTAAAGCGTTCAGCATACGAGTGGGCAGACTTTATGTTAGAGGATGATGATTAATCTAGGCCAAAGCCTTGGACTACTGCCCTATAGTTATCTTTCTGTATTAGGATGTTGATCAAGTTTAACTTTGACAATGCGTCTTCTCTTTTGTACACATCTTCTAAGCTACCAGTAATCCCTAAGAACTTCATTGCTTCTAGGGCTTTCTTTTTGTTGCTAGGTTTAGATAAAACCCTAAGCATAGTTAAGCTTTCTGGCATGTGTCCATCATCAAACAATGCTTTAACATTACCTTGAACTTCTTTCTGCATGTCAGCTACAATCTGTGCTTTCTTTTTTTGTTCCATATCAAAGAAGTCTGGGTATCTGTTTAGATATTTTATAGCAGCAATCTCAAAGTAAGGGTTGACCAAGCTTTGCATTTTTCTTTTGACAACAGCAGGGCCATCAAACTTTGTAGCTTTCCAGCTAGGTATACCTGCAGCATTCATCATCATCTCTGCAGAGATAGGTTCTCCTGACTGCCTAAACATTATTTGTTTGCTTATCTTTGTCGGTGCAGTCCTACCAAACACATCAAGTTTTCTTGGCAGATCAGAGTATGTTTCTTCTGATCCAGTGGGTGTAACACCACCAACTAAACCATCAATGTATTTTATGTAACCTTGGTATTTATACTGTGCCATATTTAAATCAGGTGCGCCACTTTGATCAGTAAACAATTTGTAAAACTCGTTGACTGGTTCTACGTGTCTAGTAAGACCTTGACCAGCACGTGCTATAAAAGGTCCAAGCACTGCGTCAACTATGCCCATGTAATCGTCATCTTGAATTTCTCTTAAAAGAGACTCTCCAAAAACATAAATACTTTGCTGAGTCACACTTTCCATATCTCTAATTGCTTGACCACCTAGTTGAAGTCCTAATTCTACAATTAAATCAGGGGGCACTTTATCAAAGTTAAGGCTAGTAAGATTATCAAACTCTCCCATAGTAGCATGAGCTAAGATTTGAGCTGTCACTTGTATTGTAGAGTTGGGCCAATCATATCTTACGTCAGCAATAGAACCATCATTAAGAACTTGTTGGTTATATGCTAGACCATTCTTAACACGATAAACTGCAGTATTTTTTTGTTCATGAGGTAGCATGTCAGTATCAGTATCTGACAGTCCGTAGGTTGCTAAACCTATTGTACTGTAACCAACAATAGTTTTGCCAAGTATCTCAGCACCTTCTCTTGTTACAAAGTCTATCTCTTTACCTGTCGCCTTCATCATAGCTATACGCATTGCATTTACGCCAGTCAAATCGGCAGCAGTAGCAAGGGTTGTATTTAAGAAAGAGCCAAACGGAACTAAAAAACCAAAAGGGGTTTTATTAGTCGCAATCTCAATGTATTCAGCCATAGATCTAAAACTCCAACCCACATCTTCTTCTAGTCTACTCCAATTAACAGATGCAGTTTCTCTTTGAGTTCTAAACAAAGCTTTTTCTGCTACATTAGTAAGAAATCTTTCCTTACCCATAGCTAAATGCACAGCTTCTTTAGAAACTTGACCTGACTTCCACTCACCTTTAAAGAATTGTTCAGGTGTTATTCCGTACTCTCTCATAATAGCTTGGTTCATGTTATTGCCAAAGGCCCAAGTTTTAGTTATGTCATCTTGTACTCTTGCTAAAGATAGTGTTTGCATAGCCTTAGTATAACCATCAACACCTTTATAAATTTTATTGTTTGGATCTAGGTTAAATTGTTTGATGCTATCAAAAGCACCACCATCACCAGCAACATCTCTGAACAATGCTTCTCTAGTCTTAGGGTCTAAGTCAAAGTATTTCCTAGCGTATGCCATCTCAATGTCAGGGGATACTACGGAGTAACCCCTACGTACAGCACCAGCAGCAGAACCCCAGCCTCTGTTGTAGTACATCTCTGATTTCCTAAGAGCTGAAGCTTTATTAGCTTGATTTATAGAACCCCTACTAATCAATCTGTATGTACCACTCTGACTAAAGTTTATAGCGGAGGTAGCAAAGTCAGAGAAGTTATTAAGTGTAACAAGTTGTTTAAAACCTTTAAGGTTAGCACCTGTTGTAGATAAGTGAGAGGTAAGTAGGCGTTTGTACACGGATAAACCAAACTGCATTCTCTTTGGTTTGTCGCCACCTTTATGATACTTACCTGCCATAGCAGATAGTTTTTCTGCGGCTGTTAGTTTACCACCAGAAAGTTGCCCAAGAAGAGAGCTTACATTAAGCGCACCACCAGCACCTACTTGTGTTTCTATAAATTGTTTTCCTAATTCTTCTCCTGTTTTACCTAAACCTATAGGCCTACCAATAGTATTTTCATACTGCGTTGTTATCCTTTTAACAACATCATCATCAAGCCACTTAATAGTTTCTCCAAAGATACCACTAATTTTAGCATCTTCTCTCATACTAGGGTGAACTTGAAATCCAGCATCTTCTAATACCTCAAAGTAACCCTTTAAGTTTTGACTAGAGTCACCAAAGAAAAACCTACGAAAGAACTGAGTGGTCAACTCGTTGTCACCCATCTTACCACCCAGTTGACTTAGAGTTCCAGATGCATCTTGTTTAGCATCGTCCCAAACTTTAAAGTCTACAGGTCTTGTACTACCACGAATTGTCCCAAAGTTTGCATCTACTGCAGTGAAGATACCACCCATACTAGGGTTTAATTTAGCTTTGACGTGGGCCATTGCCTTCTTAGGATCAAGCTTACCAAGAGTAAGGTCTAGGTCTATGTATTTTGCAAAGTCAGGTGTAAGTTTACCTTTTGCTCTCAGAGCTTTGACACCTTCTTTAGTTAGTACAAGAGATGGAATCACCATACTACCAAGAGCAGCAAAGCCTGTTTGATATCTACTGTAAGTTTCTTGTGCATCAGTACGAATTAATTGCATTTGATACGCAACATCAGCACCCATAGTAATACCACCGTCTACTATTGCAGGTGCAATTACAGCAGTAGCAGCAGCTCTCCTACCTAGACTGACACGTGCGGCCTGTTTAGCAGCAGGTAAAGCTACACCTTTAGCAAGTTGTGCCTTAAGTAATTTTTTGTAGGCCGTTTGTGCAAGAGTTCTTAAAGCTAGTCCCGTTGCTTTGGTTGTACCTACACTTAGTAGTCTGCCAAAACCAATACCAAATAACAGGCTTGGGTCATGGAGACCAGCCCTGAGATAGTCTCCTGTAGCATCAGCAGCTTCAGACCAAGAACCTTCACCAGTAAACGCATTGTCCATCTGGTTAAACAGCTTATAACCTGCACCAAGTTTGGCTCTTGTCATATCATCAGCAGCTATACCATACACAGATTCATTAGCTACAGTTACAGTTTGCAATGCAGTTAAAGATCGTTGGTAGTTTTGATATGTTTCAAACAAATCTTCAGGTGACATAGACCTGTAGTCCCTGTCTAAACCACCTATAGTTCCACCAGCAGTAGCAGTGGCAGCTCTATAACCTTTCTTAAGGAGACCTGCTGGTTTAAACCTAGCTTCCATTGCGCTTGTCATAACTTCTATTAGGTCAGGGTCTGAGATAATGTCTTCTTTAATTAAAGGTTTGTTGTTATACTTATCTGTAAAGTGCTGGTCAAGGTCTATGAATAGGGAACTTTGTGGGCCTTGAGGGACTACCTTACGTATAGCAACTTTAGGAGTTAAGTTTAAAATATCTTCTAGTGTATTAATACTAGGTGTAACTTTAGTTACAACAGGTTCTGCTGTAGTAACAATGGGTTCAATACCTAAAATACTTTCTAGGGTAGTAGTCTCTTCTTCTACAACAGGTTCAGGCATAACAGTAGCAGTAGTGGTGTCAGTTAAACCTAAAATACTTTCTAATGTGTCTGCCATTACTGCGTCCTATTAAATTGTTCTATTAGTTGTTCTGTTACAGTTTGTTCTCTAATAGCCCCACCATCCCCATAAAATTTAACTTTGGTACCTACAGGAATTAAATTAGTTTGCATAAGATACTTAAAAATTTTCTGTCCGTATTCATCTAAGTCTTCTACGTCTTGCACTGGCGCAGTTAAATCAAGATCAGGACGTTGAGCAGCTTCAGCATACGATCTTGGAAACTGTCCCATTTTTACTGCATTGTCTAGCACAGGTTGAGACTTAATGTATTGACTTGCATAAGAGTTTCCAAACAAACCAAACAAGTCTGTTAATATGGGTATTTCTCCTGTAGCGTTTGATATGCCTGACTGAATTTGTCCTACTCTAGCAGCTAACCATTTATTAACTTCAGCGTCTTCTGAAGGAAATTGACCTATTGTGTCTTGATATTTTTTTAACTCTACCTGAGCAGTACGAACAACTCCTTGGCCAACAGCTCTAGTAGCGGCATCCAAGTCTTTAAAAGAAAGCGCAGGTACAATATTTAAACTCTCTGCTTGAAGATTTATATTTGCTCTTGGTTCTACATCTTTACCAAACATAAGACGTTCAGCTTCACTTGCAGTGATACCAAACTGTTCAAGCACTGCATCTACATCAACCTTGTAACCTTCTGGCTGTGTAATCACTGCGTTGTTTAAAGCTTCAACAAACATCTCGTTAGGCATGGGGTTACTAGCACCGTATTCTTCAGTGTGTTTTTTCTTTGCTGATATAAAGGACTCTACAATTTTATTTAAATCAGAAGCACTACCACCAGAAATTCTGCCAAGTGTTGCATCTGGGATATCAAACTCTACTAGCCGTGCTAGACTTTGTTCAATAGGGGGGATAGATTTTCTAGTAGTTTTACCGTCAGCGGAAGCTACCTTATAGTCACCACCAGTAAAACTACGTCTGTTTTTATCCGAGTATTTTAGTGCCATACCCAAAAGTTTTATCCTATTGCCCTCTGTAAACTGTGCATCAAGTTTAGCTTCAGCTAATTCTTTTTCTTTTTTAGCCTCAGAGCTTTCTATACCTGCAGCTATACCTGCCCACATACCCATATCACATTACTCCTTGTGGTCGTGCCATTAAACCCATAGATTTTTCTTCAGGCATATCTTCTACTTTAGTATCACGTATGGGTGTCTTAGCCATAGAAGCTTCAAGATCACCTAAGTCAGGCTTCTTGTCCATCTTAATGTCTCTAAGAACCTTACGTGCTTTATTCTCACGGATAGCATAGGCACGTTCTTCTTGAGTATCATCCTCATCAAGACCCTCATCATAGTCAATACCTGTAGCATCTGCTAAACCTACGATATGTTCATGGATGATAGGGGCAATGATCATGCTCACGTCTACGCTATGCTCACCGTTAGCTACAGCATTACGAAGGATACCCTCAGTCATGGTGACAACATCAATGTCTAACTGCAAGAAGTCTAACATAGCCTCTGCTCTTTTAGGTTGATTAAGTCTTTCAAGATGATAGATTATTGCATCTTCTGGTGTATTAAGACGAGCAGCATTTTCCCAAGGATAATTCTTAGGTTCATTAGTCAATGACTGACCGGGGATTGGTGCTTCAAACATTCTTTATTCCTCATACAATGAAGTGCCAGATAACTTCATAAAGTTATAGGCATCATTTCTTTCAGCTTTTTTAAGCATGCCCGGCCCATTAACTATCCGAGTAACTTTATCTGTATTAGAGAAGTCTTTTACTTTAGGTCTTACATTAGTCTCCCAGAACCAGAAAGAAGTATCTGCTGCAGTTTCTCTATCTAAAACTGAGTCAGGATCATCAGCCAAACCTGCATAGCCAAGAGCTTTGCCAGCAGCTTCATAGTTATCTTTATGAGTTAGCTGCAAAAATCCTCTGCCTTTATATTGTTTACCACCACCATATCTATCTTTACCGGGTCCGTACTCTTCTAAAGTTCTAAAGTAATCTGTTTCTATTGCAACCTGCGCCATAAATTGTGCAAGTTCTGGGCCTTCATAGCCACGGTCTTTAGCTTTTTCAAATATGTAACTTTGTAACTCTTTTTGTTTTTTATTAAAGGTAGGTACAACGTTTTCAAAACGTGGGTATTCACCCTTACGTTTTATAGGGGGTTTAACCTGACCTAACTCATCCCCAGTCTCGCCATAAAATGCCTCATCAGCATCAGCTTCAATAGAACTTTTAAGTTCAGCATTTTGTCTACGTACTTGACTGTAAGCCCTGTCTAAGAGAGACATACTATCTTCATTGGTTTCAACACCTGATTTTATCCTTGGGCTAACAAGACCGGGAAGTCTGGACCTATCCATTTGTACTTGTTTAACATCAGAGTAAGTTCTTTTATTTTGCAAGCGAAAGTCAGCTTCATCAGAAGTGGTAGGTTTCTTAGTCTTGTCATTAGACAAGGATTCAAAAACCCCTTCTAAACTATTTCTTGCACCTTCTAAAAGTGTTTTGTAATATCCCGTTCCCATTTAGTTTCCTATATGTCTAAAATTAATCTGGTAAGTATGGTGTACTTAGCCGTATCTTCATTGCTTTTATTTGTTTGTTCAGACTGTGTTCTGTACTGATCAATCTGTTTCTCACCAAGCATGATGTTTACCATACGATCTTTCTCTTGCTCACTGCCCTTGAAAGCATAGTCCATAAGGTCACGCTCACGTTGCCATATCTGATCTACTGCGGATTTAGTAAATGTATTAATCGTAGCAGCATTGATCATGTTAGCTTCGTTCTGTGCTGCAGTATTCAACGTGTCTACGTTCTGTCTCCACTGTGCGTTAGCCTGAGCTACAACAAGACCATTCTGTGCGTTAAACTGATTACGTTGCTCTTCCATACTGGCATTAAACTTATCCACTGCATTCTCTTCACCAGCATTAAACTGAGAGATAGCAGTCTCTTGTGCAGCATTAAATTGATTAGCCTGTGTAGTTAAGTTAGCCATGAATTGTTTTGTTTGGTTCTCACTAGAAGCATTGAACTGACGTGAAGCATTCTCAGCAGCTTGATCTGTCAGTAAGGACTGCACGGTAGACTGAGCTTTAAACATAGAAGTTTGCTGTGCGTTATTCATGTTAGCCATATCAACTTGTAAGAATGAGTTGGCATTCTGTACAGCAGCCTGTTGCTGGTTAGATAAGTTCTGAGACTCAAGCTGTGAGATAGCAGAAGCTTCAGCTAATATCATAGCCTGTCTATTAGTTAGGTTAGTTAGATTAACTGTGTTAGCATTACGACTGTTTTCCAAAGCAACTTGTTGCTCCGCAGTAAAGTTCATGTTTGCTACGTCACTAATCTTAGCAGCATTAGATACTCGTGCTTGGAACGCTTGGTCAAACTCTTGTCCCATAAAGGTAGCACGTTGTTGAGCTGCAAGCATAGCACGTTGTTGTCTGTTTGACAAGTTCTGCATTTCAAAACCTGCAGTGGTCTGTGCGTCAGCCATAGCAATAGGTAATGCAGACTCCATAGTAGCCTGTATGATAGCCTGTCCAGCCATACTACTAGCACCTAGTCCACGTGCAGCCATAGCTGCTGTAGCTGCTCTCATAGCTCCTGCTGCCCATGCTGGTGTCTCACCACCTTCAAAGTCTGCCATGAGTTCAGACAACTGGCCTTGCACTGTAGCTTTCTCTGATGGGGTAGCAGTAGCAGCTTGTACTTGCTCAGTAAATGCAGCAGCTTTAGTAGCATCAGCCACACCTGAGATAAGTTCTCCGTCCTGTATCTCTCTTTGTACAGGGTTAGTCATTACTACAGCTTCACCTTGAGCTGCGGTTAAATCTTTTACACCAGTGGTTGCTGGGTCCATAGTAGCAGCGGTTACTTTTGCTGCGTCTGATACTACACCAGTCACTGGGTCTACATCAGCAAGAGCTGTAGTAACTTCTCCTGATGCTGTCTTGGCGTCTACTGTCTCTGAGGTTACAGCATCAGGTGTTGCAGCAGTTGTTGCAGTGGCTATTACAGCAGGATCAAGTTCAGGTGTTGCAGTAGTGATCTGACCAGTGGTAGGGTCTATGGTTCTACCTTCGGCAGAAGGGTCTATTGTGGATACGGTAGGTTGAGTAACAATCTTACTAGGATCAGAAGACACATTAGCTACTAGATTTTGTTGACCTGTTATAGCAGTTTTTTGTAGTGCTAATACTCTCTGTCTCTCTTCTTCTGCTAGTTCTTCTGGTGTCTTAGCAGTTACAGTATCAGGGTCAGCAGTAGTAGTTGCAGTAGTCTCAGTGTCACCACCCTCTGCCATACCTGTGGCAGGTTTCATAATATTTAAAGCCCTACGAACAGTATTTATACCTTCAGGTTTTGACATTAAAAATTTATCAACTGCTTCACTGTCAGCAGGACCATTATACCCAAACTTTCTAGCTACAGCTTCATTAAGTCTTTGATTAATCATTATTCAAATCCGTCCTTTAATCCGTCAAGTATGTCTTGAACGCTTACTTTCTTCTTGGCATTAGGTGTGTACCTGCACGTGTATGTCTTGGGACACTCACTAAACTTAAACATAGGGTAGTGGTAGCCTATTGTACCATTAGGTCCACGGTAGATGCAAACCATTTCTCCCTGTATCTTAACTCTTTTTGCTAAGTGACACTGTACAAACTCAGGGTTACTTAACAGCCCTGCTAACACAAGGGGTAACACAACAAAATTAACCATTAACTTACCCCTAATATTACTAAGTAGATGCCCCCACCTAGAACACTAATAATACCTAAAGACAAACCGCCTATAGCCATATTATTCTGTATCTGTCGTTTAGCTTCCATTGCAGCGTACACAGTTTCTTCACGTTCTTTGCGTATCTGTCTACGCATTTGTAACATATCATCATATGTAGAAGGGCCAAACCTCATGTTAAGCATGAACTTTATTTCTTTTTCTTTTTCAAGCAGTGTCTTCTTACGAACAACAAGGTCCATTGCTTCTTGTTCAATGTTGTCAGTACCGTGTGTCTGCTTGTCTAACCATGTAGGGTTCTTACGTTGTGACTCAGCCCTAGTAATGTCAGCTACTGCACCGTACCATGCCCCTAGTTGCTGTGATACATCTTGTATCTCTCTGCCAGCCCCGACAAGCATCTTGACCCCTTTGAAAGCTGCATTGGCTGCAGCAAAAGCTGTGATGGGGTCAATCATTTAATTATCTCTGTGCGACTATGGAGTGCATGGCATTCTTTATTGCTTCTACATTGGCATCAATACGTGCAATCATTACATCATTCTCATGTATATCATCAGCTAGTCTTGCTGTGCTAGATTCCATTTCGGATATGTCACTTTTGTTATACTGAATGTCTGACACCATGCCTGATACTGCCCAAACAATAGCAGCACCTTGGGCTAACAAAGCACCAACTATTGTTACTACTGTCCAGTTAATATCCATTAAGTTA